ATCTTCCGCGTGTCATCCCTACGATTCATAGAAATATGATTCGCCAGGGAGATACAAAGATGATCAAATTCTATCTTACTCTATTTAATCTTTATCGAGTAATTGACTTCAAAGGAAACCTAACTTTAGATGCTTTAAGCAAAACTATTGTTAGTCCTGCAAAAGAGGGTCAAGGGATTAACACCCTGAAATCCAAATTGCTGGCCTTCGGACCAATATTCTTTAAATGGTTATCTAAAGAGATAGGTATGAACGCGAAATCTCTGGGTCGGGAAGTACTTCTTAGTTATGAGAATGCATCTGCATTTCCCATACTAAAGTCTTCTCCGTTCACAAAACCGTTGCATAAATTTTCTGGTTTATCCCTTGTAGAACAAAGGGAGGCTATGATCACCAAACCGGTGGTTTCTAGTCATCCGCTTGCTATACATGAGGCGGCTAACGCTCTTCATCAGAGTGTTGAGCTGGGAGGGCCAACCAAGTTCTTCTTAGACTTACTACCGATTGATTCGGAATTACGTAAATCGTTCAGCTGGGCTACTTGCTATCCCTTAATAAAGGGTTACGGTGAGGCCAAATTGCTTAAAGGAGAACCCATTCTCGGAAAGCTTTCATTAAAACATGAAGCTGCCGGGAAAGTTCGAGTTTTCGCGATGGTTGATGTGTGGACTCAATGGTTATTAAAACCGTTGCATGACACAATTTTCGACCACATCCTAGCTAGAATCGCTCAGGATGGTACTCGGGACCAAATGGCCCCTGTGTACCAATTACTGAAACGATGTCCGTCTACTCTACACTCGCTGGACCTTAGTGCAGCTACGGATAGAGTACCTCTATGGCTTCAAAAGGCCATACTGGGAAATATTGTTGGAGAAGATTTTGCCCAAAATTGGGGTGATTTCTTAACCAAACGTGGTTATTCGCTGAGTTTCACGGGTAACGATAGACGACCGGTAAACGCGGTTCTGTATTATAAAGTAGGACAGCCTATGGGAGCATTGAGCTCTTGGGCCATGCTAGCTTTATCCCATCACTTCATTGTACAATTTTGTGCATATGAAGTTGGGTATCGCGGCTGGTTCACAGCCTACGCGGTTCTCGGTGACGATCTCGTTATCGGAGATGCAAAGGTTGCTAAAATGTACCTTAAAGTTATGCGGGTTCTCGGTGTCGGGATTGGACTTCACAAAAGTCTTATCTCGGCAGACGGATCTGCCCTTGAATTTGCAAAAAGAACACTGTATAAGGGTGTGGACGTAAGTCCAGTACCTTTAACAGAACTTAAAGCAAGTTTCGTTTCCCCGGCCAGTGCCGTGCAATTTATCCTGAAATACGGACTAAATCTTGCTTCTTTTCTAAAAGTTGCCGGATTTGGTTACCGAGTTCTTGGTAATTTACACAAGCCTCTAGGTCAGTTAAACTCGAAAGTACGTTTAATCATCCTCGCTCTCAACATTCCCACTACTGTTGAGGAAGTCGAACAATTCTTTTCAATTGGTGCGCCCAGAAGTGGGCGGGCTCTTTTTGAAACCATCGAGGTTATTAACCAGATGGTGGATAAAGAGTTTAAGTTATTGCAAAGGGCAGTTAATGCCTTGCGTCTTAATTTACACACATTAGAAGGAAAAGTTCTTCATGCCAAAGACATGGCTCGGACTTTAGTTACAAAACTGGAAACAGATGTAATTAAAGTGTCGGCTGATACGATGGAGTTATTAGATTGGGCGAAAGCTCAACTTAACAACAAAACGCATCTTGATCACTGGGTTAAAGGTGACGGATTCATAATGAGTCCAGTCTATCTTGACGCCCTTGGTCAGACTTTCCAGGCTGAATTGGATTTTGCAGATGCAAACCCCGATTTAGTCCTGAAAGGAGCTAAACGAATGTATGAGGCCGAGCTTATTAAGGATCTTCTCCCGTTGATGAAAAATCTTCAGGAGTTGGTCCAAGGAGCATCTATGTATAAGTCTAAGTTGTTGCTTGAAAGCATCAAATCGGACCTTACAAGAGTAATGTTGAATAAATACGACACTACGGCTGCAAGTCTGTTTATGGCTTATATTGCCCTTTCGAAAGAATTGGCAAATATTCCACAAGCAAATTTACAGTATGCTCGAGTGGTTGACCCTATTACGAGAGGCTTTACCGATGGGGTGCATATCCGATTATGGAAAGCACTTAGCGGATTAGCTCAAGGAACTAAAAAGTTACCGGAAGCGAAAGCCCCCGAGAAGGATTCTTCATTGAATGATCCATTCGGATGGTTTTCGTAGTCGAAAGACTAATTGGGATTAGAAATAATCACTTCACTGATGATGCAGTACCCTAAATAGGGACTACCCATTGCTCTGTGATAATATGGACGATGTTTATAACATCAAAATGAACGGATTCAGTACCTAGCAGATATGCTAGCGAAGAGCCCAGTAGTTCATCGAACCCAGTTATTGCACCTCTGGGTACTCTCTTAAACCTGGATAGTTTTCCAGCTCAAGGAGCGTATAAGGTGTCGACACATAGGATGGCAACCTAATATAAACAATATATTACTACACACATGGCGTGAGGTATCAAATAAATCGATCCTGCTACCAAGCGGGTAAATCGGTTGTAAATATTAAATGCGCACCTAAGCG